TTCAATTATATTATTTATATAATATTTGCAATGTAAATATGTCAAGTCGCACATCTGCAATGACATTTGATTTACAAGCTAGTGTTAATGTTTATGGAAATTGGTCTAATGGTAGCGGTGTAACTTTAAATGGTTCACTTTATGTTATGCTTTTTACCGGCAGATCAACGCAAATTATTACTTCAAACAGTAAAATATTTCCTTGGGGAATACGAGTTAATTCTGTTGCTAGTACTGTTCAATTGGCAGATGCTCTTACCACAAGTTACGATGGCCCATCACAATTACTAAGTGGAATTTTAAATTTAAATGGATTTACATTTACTGTTTCATCCGCATTAAGCACTTTTAGTTCGCCAAATAACTTTGCTCCGTTTACAAGAAACATTACATTTAATGGTGGTACTCTTTTAATTGCAGGGACTGATTTTAATTATACGTCTACCAATTTCACCACTACTGCTGGAACTGGGTCGGGAACAATAAGTTTGACATTAGCAACTGCAAAAATATTTGGCGGTAGTGGTGGAATTTTTAACTGTACTTTAAATCAAGGTGGTGCTGGTGTTTTAAGCATTACAGGCGCTAACACATTTCTTAATATTAGCAACACATATAGCGCAACTGGTGCAACAACCATTACGCTTTCTTCTAATCAAATATTATCTAATTTTACCGCCACGGGAACAGTTGGAAAAGTGCTGACGTTGAATAGCAGCGTTGCCGGAACCGCTAGAACTTTAACAAAGACATCCGGTACAGTCGCAGTTAATTACCTAAGTATTCAGGATAGCACCGCTACAGGTGGGGCAGCTTGGTACGCAGGCGCAAATTCTACAAACGTAAGCAATAATACTGGCTGGATTTTTACCAATGTGCCTTCTGCCGGTGGTGGTGGAAATTTTTTAATGCTGTTTATGTGAGAAATGTGCAATGACACCTCAAGAACGAAAAGATTTAATCTCAGACATTATTGTTGCCCTAGAAACAAAATCGGCATCATTGCTTTCTGATGATGAACAACGCTGGGTTCGGATGGCAATTCAGAAAGAGGCGCAAAGCATTGAACTTCGCAAGGCCATTATTGAAAAGACCCTAGGCGGTTTAGCTTGGTCAGCAGTGGTCGGATTCGGTTATATGTTTCTAAGCTGGGCCACCAGTCATGGCTATAAGCCGTGATTGACCCCTTTACAGCCTTTGCAGCGGCTCAAGCAGCCGTCAAGGGAATTAAGGCAGCCATTGCCCTAGGGAAAGACATTCAAGGGGCCAGCACTGATATTCTCAAGTTCTTTGATGCCAAGGACACGCTAACAGTTGCCAGCACCAATCCCAAGAAGGCTGGTGTCAAACGCTCTGATATGGCTCGTGCGGCTGAGTTGGTCATGCAAGCCCACCAAATCCAAAAGGCAGAAGCAGACCTGCGTGAATACCTAATCTACACCGGCAACGCTCAGATTTGGGATCAAATCATGATGGAGCGCAATCGCATTCAAGCTGAACGTAGGGCAGATGAGGCCAAGGCAAAGAAGGCTCACGCTAAGAAGCTGAAACAGATTCAAGATGCCGCAACATTGACGATGGGGGCCATCCTGTTGACCATCTTAATTTACCTCACAATCAATATCACAATTGAAGTCACAAAGTAAGGAAACATCATGCTACTAGACGGACTACTCAACATTGGCGGCAAACTGATTGACAAGCTGATTCCAGACCCAGAGGCCAAGGCCAAGGCTCAACTTGAACTTGCTCAACTGGCTCAATCTGGCGAACTGGCTGAAATGGCAAATGCAACGGACGTTTATAAAACTGAACAAAACAACGTCACGGCTCGATGGTCAGCAGATATGGCGGCAGATTCTTGGTTGTCCAAGAACATTCGCCCAATGGCTCTAATCGCTATCTTCATTGCCTTCTTCCTGTTTACTGCAATGTCTGCCTTTGGCTACCGGGCGCAGGAATCGTATGTGCAACTTCTTGGTCAGTGGGGCCAGATTGTGTTCCTCGCATACTTCGGTGGTCGCACAGTTGAGAAGTTGGCAGAAATGAAGATTAAAAAATGATGCTTACACCACACTTCAGTTTAGAAGAACTGACGGTAACCAATCACCGGGAATTTGACAACACACCCAACGACATGGAGAAAAACAATCTCAATCGTCTGGCGGCTTTATTGGAGCAAGTCAAAGAGGTATTGGGGGGCAAGCCCATCATGGTAAACAGTGCCTTCAGATCTAAGCAGGTGAATGATTCGGTGGGCAGCAAGGATACGTCCCAGCACCGCTTAGGATGTGCGGCTGACATCAGAGTACCGGGCATGACTCCAGACGCTGTTGTACGGGCTGTAATCGCTGCTGGTGTACCGTTTGACCAGATCATTCGGGAGTTTGATTCTTGGACTCACATCAGCGTTACCAATCAACCCGGCGCTGTTCCAAGAAAACAGGCGTTGATTATTGATAAATCAAGCACCCGTATTTTTACTTAATCGCGGTTCGTTTTTGAATCTCTCGTTCGATGTAAAAGCGCGCTTTTCTGAGGTCTTCCACGGCGTCATTCTTTAAGTCAGCACGCCAGACATACTTGATGGCATTGCCCAAATTGAAGCCCATATGCTCAGTGATTTGGATACATTCCACGCCTGATGGGTGGTTAATGTAATGTGGGGGATGATTCACGTTATCGGTCATACAGGCTTTCGTTTGGATTTAAGGTTACGCACGTTGGCTGGAATTACGATGTCTTCGGAGATTGTTTCCCGGCTTGTGAACTTCCACTTACATTCCCGGCACATCTTGGTACGCCGCTAGGTTTGGTAAAAAACCTTGTGTCCCCGCTATCGGTAGCTCCCGCACCTGCAAATTGAATGGCTGCTGCCAATGTCAAGTTGCCGTTATATCCACTCAGTTGACCAAAAACACCAGCAGCAGTTACGGAAGTGGAGCCAAGTTCTACCAAGCCCCGATTTGTAGTTGAACCTAAAACAGTTAATGCTGTTCCTGATCCAAGTAGATTAGGCGAAGTAGTGCCAATACCAACATTGCCTGCGCTGGTGATGCGCATACGTTCTACATTGCCCAAGGATAAGTTTGTGGTGCTGAACTGCAAGTAGCCAGCAATGTCTCCAGAGGTTCCATTTTCTTTGCGACCAGCAATACTGCCAAAAATAGTTTCAGTAGTGCCGGTGTAAGAACCACCAAGCGACAATTGACCACCAAAGTTAGCAGCCACTGAATCTGTGGTGTACAAATAAGCAGTGCCTCTAGACGCAACAACAGCATTAGCTGCGGCAGCAGTAACTTTAGCACCCGGCGCAGTAGTACCAATGCCGAGGTTGCCTGCGGAGTCTAGGCGCATCCGTTCTGTGGCGTCAGCACCAGCAGCATTTGTTCCAAACGCTAAATAAGTATTGTTGTTGGAAGTGGTGTTCGCACTAGCAATGTAACTGCCTCGATTGTTGGTAGCTACAGAGCTAAAGTAAATCTTTGTCCCAGTTCCTGCAACTGTGCTGTTTGGGTTGCGAAGCATTAGTGCAGTGGTGATGGCTCCAGCGATGCTTTCTGTTACATCTAACTTTGCAGCGGGTGCGGCTGTTCCAATGCCAAGGTTGCCCGAATTGTCTAGGCGCATAAACTCTGTGCCATTGTTTGCTTCACCAAAAGACAGTGAGCCAATTGCACTTTCAGATTTTTTGCCGATATAGAAATCTGTGCCGGGGCCAGAGGCCCAAACAAGCGACCCCAATGTTGAATTTAGTCCCGTTGCTGATGTGTCTAGAATAGTTATTAAACCACCACTTGTCGCCACAGGCGTTCCGGCAACCTCCAGCTTTGTATTTTGCGAAGTAGTACCAATACCCACTTTGCCTACGCTGTCAATCCGCATAGCTTCAGAGTTATTTGTGACAAACGTCAAAAACGGAACAGAGCCGCCACTGCTTACGATGCGGTTATATGGGAACGTTGTACGGGGCTGGAATACGATCTGGGCAACACCAGCATTTGTACCCGCTGTCTGTTGAATAAATACGGTAGAACCTGCTGTAAGTTGTCCGTCAGTGGCTGCACCGTTGTAAGCTGTGGCTTCACTTTTAGCAATATGCAATTCTGAGCTTGGTGCGTTTGTGCCAATGCCCACATCACCTGCAAAGTAGTTGGCGGCTGTACCGTTGGCGTAGAAGTTGAAGCGCCCTGTGGCTGCTGCAATCTCACTGAAGAAGCCGTAGTTGTTTGTAGCTCCAGTTAAGGATGAGTTCGCAAAGAAGCCCATCTGGTTTGTAACTACAGAGTTAAGGCCAATGGTGCCTTGCGTAGCTTTGAAATGCCCCATTTCACCTAGTGTGAATGTAGCGGCTTCTGTGCCCAATATAGTCTGGAAACCTTCACCACGAGTTGTGGCTAAACTACCAAATGTGGTGTTTGAATAAATGCCAACGTTTGTGGTTGCACCGGATAAGTTTGTGCTAGTTACGGTCAGACCTGCGCCTGCGCCAGTGCCCGGAGATAGCAAAGTCCCACCAAGTGCGTTGATTAACATACGCTGTATGCCACCAACATAAGTGGTTAAGGCAGTATTGGTGCTACCAATAGATGCAATTTCAGTATCAGCAACCGCTAATGTCCAATGGGGCCGGTATGACGTTGAGCCAGTGTTGGTCATCACCGCAGGGAAACTCGCACTCTGCACGTTAATTTGCAAAGCACCATTGGCAATTACTGAAGCCGTTGAACGCGCAATTAAAACAATACCAGTGGAGTTGATTACAAATGGAGTTGCATCAGGATTGGTTGAGTCTTCAACGAGCAAGGCATTGCCAATACCTGTTTGGGTAATACGAACTGCATCGGATGATGAAGAACTCAGCACAATCAAATTGTTGCCATTGAACGTCAGGTTTGGCGAGGCGGTGAAAGTGTTTAAGCCACTGTTGTACTGGATTTGATACTGACTGCCAGCAGGGTCACCGGGGTCTCCCGCAGGCCCTTGAGGGCCAGCAATGCCTCGATCAATGGTAATGACTTGGGTTGGTGTAGGCGTGCTAACCAGTGTGATGTTGTTGCCGTCCTGAACGGTTACGCTGATATTAGCCATTAGTTAATTACTCCATCCGAACGAACCAAGAACAGCAAAAAGATTATTGAATCGTCAGCAGGTGTTGCACCAGATGCCGGGAAAGAAATCTTGATGCGACCACTGAAGCCAACGCAAACTGCGGCGTTAATGTCCAACTCAGGGTCAGTTGAAAGCACCGACCAAGTTGTTTCATCAATCACCAGGGTAAACGTGCCAGCCAAATCAATACGGTTTGAAATGGTCAAGGCTACGGCAGTTGGTGCTGGGCTATAGTCTGCAATGTCAAAGGTGAGGCCATTCCGTGTGTCGGTGATGTTGGTCACTTCACGCCGGATGATGGAGGCATCAATGGTTGCGCCAGTTAAGTTAACTGGCAAACTGTTCGCCGTCATTGCCATATTCCAATAGGTCTTTTGGTTATAAACCAATTCCCCGGCAATGATAGGATTAGAGAAGCCGCTGACTTGCGTCAGGGCATTTTGATTAAAGACAGCCATAAAAATTCCCCATACTCGGGTAGTGACGCTCCCCACACACTTGCGGGGCTACGAATCTTGTCTTGTCTTGCTGAATTTTACTATGACTTCATGATGTAAGCCAGAGCGTAGAACGGTGGCAGGTTGGCGTTTATTCCAGAAACACCGGCAGTATTGATAGTGTGAGTATGGGTTGCATTTGCGCTCATTCCACCAATAGTAGGCGACAAAGGAGTTCCGGTTCCTCCACCTTCACCAGCACTTCCGTTATAAACGGGATAATTTAGCGAGCCTTGAGGACTATCAGAGCCAGAAGTTGTTGCTGTTAATGTGTGGCTATGACTTATATCTGCTGTTGCTGCTGTGTGAGTATGACCAACAACAACGGCATCAGCAGCACCACCAGTTTGACCAACGGCATATCCAGAACCAGCAGCAACAACAAAACGATCTAAAAGATTTGGTGTCCCGTTGGCTCCGTTACAAAGAAACCATCCAGAAGGAACAGAAGCGACTGAACCGCTCCAAAGGATGATTCCACCGGCAGGAACCGCATAAATGGCAGCAGCAACCCCAAGGTTTGTTCTAGCAGCAGCCGCTGTTGTTGCCGCAGTTCCTCCGTTTGCCAGCGGTACAGCATTGACCAATCCATCTGTGGCGTCAAGTTTTCCAGCAGAAGTAAGATTGTTGGCAAGTTGAGATAAGTTATATGCTTGTGTCATTTAAGCTGCTCCATCGCGTGCGAAAGTTTGTTGATTAAGTAAAGTGGAACCATCTGGAAATGCGGTTGCCAGAATCCAGTTTGTTGCTGTGGCTGTGTAATCATATCCAGAACCCTTGGCAAGCAATGCGCCATTTGCATAAATCTCCATCGACAATGGATTGCTTGTGTAAGTGTAGGCCAAAGCACCTGCAACAGAATAAGTCACTGTGTTAATAATATTGGAACAAGGAACGCCAAAGTTATTTGGTGCCCATTGGATTACAGTAAAGTTGCCAGTGACAGCGGCTGGAAAGCCGTTAAAAGTTGGCCCTGAAATATCATAATCAATTTCATTCAATGCAGCACCATTTACAAACAATTGCTCAAACCCATTATTTACAGCCCATGCGGTAGGCGTATAAGTTGAAGTTGCTGAAAAAGTTGTTGTATACCGACTAAATGGTACGTAACTTGAACCAGCCGCACGATAACGATAAATAGTCAATCCAGCAGTTGCCCCGGCAATCGTGGTTGTAAACGTGATGACATTGGTTGTGGTGTTAACCGATTGCACCGTGTAAGTGGTTGGAGTTCCTGTGTTTGTAAAACAAAGCAAATCACCAGCTTTAATTATTTGGAATGTCTCATTTGTATACGTAACAGAGTTGGTTGTACTTGAGGCAATGGTAATATTGTTTGACTCGTAATAATCAGAAATACTTGTTGCCCGAACATTGATAACAATAATAATTTCACCAACTGTGCAAGCAGTAGTTAAAACAATGCTACTTGTTGTTTCATAATATTCTGTTGTATCAAGCAACACGCCATTTCGGAATACTAAAGCCTGACCAACAATATGAGGTACTGCAAAAGTAGTTTGTCCTGCCGTAGCTGTAATAACTGTCTCTGTGTAATAAAACTCATCAGGGGAAGTAAAGCCAACAACTCGACCATAAATATCAATAGTCAATGATGATATTGAAGCAGTTTTGGAATAAACACCTGCACCAAAATTTAAGAATTTCGACAATGAAACCACCATGTTGCCATTGGTGTTATTGATGACTGACAACAATCCATCGGCGCTGCTTACAGATGTTGTTCCAACTGTGGTGAGTTGTCCTGTACGGGCGTCAAGATCAATTGAGTTAATGCCATCTTCCAACGCGCCCCAGACGGTTGTGTCATACACTGAAGTTGTCGTAGGTACAAATGCCCCCGTAAGATTTGCAAAAGCTGCATTGTCTACAGCAAAACTAAATTTGCGATTGCTACGATTGGCATACAACAAATAATTTTCTGTGGCAAAAGTTGGTGATGCTAAGTACCAAGTGTAATCAGAAGCGTTTGTGCTTCCAGTTGTGCTTGGTGTGTTTTGCAAACCGTAATAACTTTTGCCACGCGGGTTTGTTGTAAATCCTGCTCCAGACAAATTGTCGCCATATCGAACATTAATGTAACGGTCTACATATTGGAAAGTTGTTGGGCGCCATTTGAAGACAATTGATGCTGGCGAAAAATTACTACTAGCAATTGAATTAACCATCCGGCTAAAGAAGTACCAATCACCTTGAGCAATATTGGACAATGTAACCAAGCCCATTGTAAAGTTTGGCGTATAAGGGTTGCCGTTTGAATTGACAACCGTAGTCCCTGCAAAGATGCGTTGTGCCACGCTTGGGTTGGGATATGCGCTATACCAAACTTCTGCATATTGAACGATTCCTGAACTTGAAGCTGTTATATCCAGGCTAAATGATGGAGTTGCCGCACCTACATTTGAACTAGCAAGGATTGGAGCAACCAATGTGCCAAAGTTTAATGGGCTACCAATTCCACTATTGGGTGCTGGTGTGAATTGGGTTATATTGATGTCGTCATAAATAGCCGGGTTGTATTCCATCAAAGACAATGATGCGGAAATCTCACCAGTATCTTCAAAGTTTTCTACAACTTGACCAATGCGAAATAGCTTGTTTGTCCAACCATAATTTCCATTAGTCAGCGTCACAATGTCGCCAGCTTCAAGCTGTAAGCCAACGTAATTTATCTTGCACTTAATCTGTAAATCTTCCCGTGCAGCTTCTAAGAAACGGTTGGCAAGGTACTGAGCGCGAATGTTATTGTTGACCAGTGGCAGCGCAATGCTTTGTTTATTAACCGGCTCGTTTGGATACATCAAAGATGGATTGATGACAGCCAAGTTATAAGTAGCCGTAGAGAAAGTGTCTTGCGTGCTGCCGTCTGCAAACTTAACTTCTGCAATGTTGTAGCTGCTGGCAATGTCAGTTGGCGTTACTTGAATGGATGAAATGATGTTTGAATCACTTAACGCCATTGCTACGGTATAAGTAGGAGATTGAACAATCACGCCCCACAATCCCGTTATTTCGTTATAACGAATCAAGCAATCACAGCAACTAGCCATCAATTGCATATTGTTCATTATGGTCTGGTTGGTATCCACCACGCCATCAAAACGGAATCTGGTTATCGTAGATGAGCCGCCAGAATATGGGGTATAGGTCATCAAGCCACTTGAGTAAACATCAAGAGCAGTCAATGAAGCTGTGTCCACTGAGGCCAAAGGCAAGGCTGCCCCGTAAGTGGTAGATGTCAAATAATCCAACAAGCAAGCACCGGGTGAGCTGCGGCTATTGGTAAGCTGGAACTTTGTCTGCTGTATTCCTGTTAGGTTCGCATTCTGGTTGTAGATAACTTCAATAATCGCAAAAGCGCAATTGGTCATTAACTTTGTCGTATCCCATATATAGGAACAACCAACATTCTGCATTGTTGTAATGGCACTTACAGAAGTATTCACGCCAGAATAAGAACCACGGTTGTACAAACTCATGTACAAATAACCGCTAACAGTAGTATCCGTCAATCCTGTGGATTCATCCAAAAGCCCAACAACCTTTGTTAAATCAGTGACATCAAATATGCACTTCTTACCGCCAAAATAAATGCTTCCAAATGTTAATGTGTCTCCGTTGCCTGTGCATTCTGACAAACTCAAGACATAGAATATTTTTTGGTTATCAGTAGTAATGCTGACATCAGTAATGACGCCGCCAACATAGCCTGTGCCGTAAACAACTGGAAGTTTGTTATCCGTGGCTGGTGGAATCTGTACGGGGTTTCCGGGGTTTACAGAATTTATTGATTTGTTATCAATAGTTGGGGCAAATGCTTTACTAATAATTGCAGATGCCACCATGCTGATAGCAAATGATGTTACTGCGTAAGCAACTGTTCCAGCGGCCATGCCTGAAAAAACAGTCGCCATAATAATTGATGATGGCATTTATTGCTCTCTGAAAAATGTTGCTTCCATCGGCTGATAGCCACGCTTGGTGTAATCAATGAACTGCGAATTGGCAAGAACTGAAGTGCAAGCAATGTCAATTTTACCGTCAGCCAGCATTCGTTGAGCGCGTAAATCAAACTCTTTCCAAAGCCTGCCGCCAACCGTGCCGTTGCGATGTTCTGGTTTCACCCACCATGCCAATTCATGCAATTCCAAAACAGACGGACACCAGACATTGTTTGTAATGATTGCCGCAATGAATCCACGGCTCTGGTCATCAATCACCACAAAGCCCCTTCCTGCCATCATAGAGGCCATCATTTGCTCTACGTGCGACTGGTCATGCACCTTGGCCCTTTGAAGCGCCATAGCGGGTGCCTGTGCTGAGTAGTCACGCATCATTGCGATCAACTCAGGCATATCAAATTTATTGGCGTCCCGAATCATCCTCTGTCCGGGCTGCTAGGAGAACTTGGGCTAGTTGGCGAACTTGAGGCTGCCGGGCTTCCTTGCGCGTTGCTTCCAAAGGCATAGTTGATTGTGGAAATGAAACCAACTCGATTCATTGATGTATCGCCTGGGTTTACAGATTGCCAAGCATTGTCGTTGGTGTAGCGTCCTGCTGTGCGGCTCTGAAGCACCAATTGGAAGCTAGATGCGCTGATGGTGACCACGCCTACGTAAGCGCGAGCCTCATCCATCCATTGCTCAGAGATGGAAAAAGAATTTATATAGCCGTTGAAGTATTTGTAAACACCAGTGCCGCCAGATGTAATCAATTGATTATTGCTATCAAAGAAGCCATGCCACAATTCAATTTGTGAGCCTTTGATATAACTATCCAACACAATGCCAAGCATGGCCGTATCAATACCAACCAGAGTTACCGTGGTCTCATTGGCGGTGCTTTTAATGTCTCGCTGGGCACTGTTAATCTTTATCAGTTGACCAAGTGCTGAGAACGGGGATGATGAAATTGAAGGTATTGTTATTTCGTAAGGAGTAGTAGCAAAAAGATACGTTCCAGATTGCATCGTCAACCGAAAGAAGTCAGCATAACGAATGACGTTAGTATTAACGACTGGTGGGATTACATTCATAGAACTGCCTCAATTGCATTGAACTCACCACCCCAAGAAATAAAGCTGTCATTGGTCATGGGCACCAAGTTATAAATTGGGTATTCTTTAACAATCACGCAAAAAGTCACGCCAGTATAAGTGGATCCACCTAATGATGTTGTCGTTCCATATTGACCAATAACAGCGTTAAGAGTTGAACCCAAAGTTGTAATTAAAGAACGATGGACTGGAATATTTACAGTTGAACCCACGCCTCGCAAAACGTTAGCGGTAGCAATGTATGCGTATCGGTCAATCTGGATAAAGTCGCCTACTTTAACAATAAAATCAGTTGAAGCAATTGCCGGGAGATTTCCCAAGACAATGGTTTTGCCAGCAGATGATGGCTGAATCAAACAAGCGGCAGCTTGAATTCCTGTCATGCTCCCGCCGTAGGCAATGTAATTTACCCAGCCGGTAGAACCAAAGTTCAAATATTGCTCAGTGATTCGGTCAGCAACTCGCAAGGAGGACAGCACATCTCTATTCTGAGAATAGAGCAAATAGTTCATAGGTTTAATGCTGAACTGAAATGGCTGTACGGTCAGAATCTCAGATGTACTAATCCGCATATTGCGAGACATCATTTGCCCGGCAAACTTGTGGTCGTTAATGCCAACCGTTTCAGCAATGGAGAGGATGGATTGAAGGCTCATTTTTTACCTTGACATCGGAATGCTACGGTTGGCAGACTGGTATGACGCAAACACAGCCTGCTTATTTTTAGCCAAGAATGCTACTCCTGACTGCGTATCTATTGCGCTCATGCTTTGAATGAATGGGCCATTGTAGTTTACAGTGGTTCCACCCATTGCACCAGCCAAGGCGTGATTTGGAATAATCGTACCGGCTGTTTTGGGAACAAACATCTCAGGGCCACGTTCACCCACCATAGACGCCATGCCCACAGGAGGGTCGCCGCCATTTGCATAGCCCATAGCTGGACGGAATGAGCCACCGGCTGAAACGCCGGATGATGTAACCGTGCTGCCAAACAATGAGGAAGTAAACATTCCCAAAAGATTGGTGGCCTGTGCTTTTAATTGAATGGCAATCATGTCTTGAATGACGCTGCGGGCAAAGTCTTTAAACGACAGTTTGCCAGTGCGAACAAAGTTATCAATAGCGCTGTTCATGCTTTGGAAAACAGAATCAAATGCTTGCTTGCCCATATCTAAGTTGGTTGGCATATCGCGCAAGGCTTTGTCCATCTGAGCAATGAAGCCACCTTCAAAAGTTCCTTCACGCGCTGCTTTAACAATGTCTGCCCGTTTCTGAGCAAGGTCAACTGTTTTGTTCATCAAGTCAAATTCGCGCTCCATTGCGGCTTCTTTGTCTGTCCACGCCATAGCTTCATTGTCTTTGATGGCTTGCACGGCATCTGCATATTTGTTTTGCGCGTTGAGAATGTCACGTTGCAATTGCAGGTCTTCAGCGCGAAGATTAACGCCGTATTGCTCCAATCGGAATAGCTCCTGAGCGCGGTCAAGGTCACGACTTTGGATTTCTTGGGCAATCATCATTTGCTCATTGGCTTTGACGTAGTTGTCCGTCATTTGACCCGTAGCTACAACGCCATCGTCAAACTGTTGATTAAGAACTTCCTGCCCTTTTTGCTCAAGGCTCATTTGTTCTTTCACCAAACGTATAAATTCACGTTCAGCTTCATCAGCTTCCTTTTCACGGTCACGCCGTTCTTTATCCAGCATTGCTTGCGCTTTGCGGGTTTGTTCCAAGTCACCGACAACTTTACGTGCTGGGCCATCCGTTTTAAATTTGCGAGGGTCATCAAATCCAGAACCGCGAGTATTTGGAGCCGTCCCCATAATCTTTGCTTGGTAAGCATCTAAGGCAGCGCGGTCTGCTGTTGTTTGGGCATCGTAAGATTGATTGAGTTTTATTGCCGCATCAATGCCTTGGGTTGCAAGAACTTTTGCATTCTCAATTGTGTGAGCAATTTCCCTTGCAATGCCTTTAAAAATAAATTCAACATCGGAGCCAAGGACAGCAATTGTTTGGAATACAGTTTTAAATGCTGCTCCCATAATGCTGACATCGCCAGTCATATCTTTAAGATAACTTGCGGTTGTTTTAAGCATTGGGCCAAGTTCTGTTGCGAGCATTAACATGGCATCTCTACCAAACTGCTCCAGCGCATCAAATGCGGCAGCGGCATCTTCTAAAGCCTTGGCTTGTTCTGCTGTAGCTCCTGAACCATTTTTCATTCCATCGGCAAGAGCAATAAAATCCACGCCCTTGGCTGCTTTACCAAACATATCCATTGCCATCGCGTTGCGCGTTAGCGGGTCTTGGATTTGAGATAAACCTTGAGCTGCCTTACCAAACAAATCTTCAGTTGAAAGACTAGCAATCAGTGGTGAACAATCTTTCTCAGATTTTGGCAAGACGTATACAACAATTCAGGATGAAAAATAAATGACAAGACTAGCCTCAGCCTTTGGTGAAAAATATCAATCTCACCGGCAAGAAATGTTGACCCGTTCTTTTGAACTTGGCGGTCACACTTTCAAAGTAAAAATTCCTTTGATTATTGATTCAGACCGAATTTATAACCTCATTACCTCACCGCCTGAAGAACGAATTAATGAGATTTACGCACAACTTACTGAGCCTTTGATTAAATTCAAAGAACAAGCCTCAGAAGAATTCCAGTTCACTGATACAGACATTATTGTTTCTGGTCGCTCCATGCGTGAAGCTGCCAAAAGCAAAGTTATTGTTGAGACCCGCATTGTTGAATACATCAAACTTTTGGTGCCTGAGAATCCAGAAAATTCTTTGGACGGTTTGACTTATGCAGACGTAGAATCTGAGTGGCCCCTTCCGGTGCAGTTGGCATTGGTGGAAAAAATTGGTGAAGTGATTTCCCCGACTTACAAGGAATCAAGAAAAAACTGATCGGCTCGTTGAGGAAGCAAGTGGAATGCTCCATGATCTTCAACGGGCATACCCCGGAATCAATAGCGTCACTTGATGATGTAACGATGTATCAAATGCAGACAATGTATGCTGATGGTTTGTTAGGCAACCAAGCAATCATTGCAAGCATTGGAAAATTGACGGCTGGAGTGTTTAACTACATCAGGCCAACGACAGCGCCAGCATATAAACTACAAGACATTATCGGCCCCGTTTATGAATACATTTACCCGCCTGAGACTGAAGTGCAAAAGGTGGAAGCGGTAAACAACAACCTGCTTTCTTTCTTGAGCCAAGCTCCGGGCTTTGACGCATCAGCGTTTGGAGTGACAAATGGCTAATATGATTGCCCGACTGGGTGTCTTGCTTGGTTTGGATAGCGCAGAATTTACCAAAGGCATTGATAGCGCAAACAAAAAATTAGATAAATTTGCCAAAGATTCTGTTACTTACGGAAAAATTGGCGCTACTGCTTTTGTTGCTTTAACCTATCAGGCAATGGCGTATGCAGACAGCATCGCAGACGTTGCAAAAGCCAATGATGTTTCAATTGATTCAATTCTAAAACTTAGCAATGCTTTAGGCGCGGCTGGTGGAAAAGCTGATGACGCTGGAAAACTACTTGCCTCTTTTACCAATTTTGTTGACGGTGCAGCCAAAGGTTCTGGTGATGCTCAAAAAGCATTTTCCAAAGTTGGAATTTCATTAAGTGATATTTCTAAACTTTCAACTGAAGATTTATTTGGTAAAGCAGTTCAAGGTTTATCTCAAATCCAAGACCCGCTAACGCGCAATGCAGCGGCAATGGATATGTTTGGTAAGGCAGCCAAAGGCGTGGATTTTGTTGGTCTTGCTGATGGCATGGAAAATGGCGCAGGAGCCACAACGGAACAAGCCAAGGCTTTACAAGATGCCGCTAACGCATTTGATATGCTGGAACAATATGGTCGAGACACCATGTTAATGATGGCTTCAGAACTTGGCCCAACATTAGTAACAACTGGACTTTATCTTAAAAGCATGACGGGCGATGCTGATAGTTTGGGCAAAACTTTATCTAACGCATTTAAAAATGCTGCTGTTTTTGGCAGTGATGTTTTATTTGTTTTTAGAGGAATTGCCAAAGAAATTGGTTTTATTATTCAAAATACTCAAATTCTT